TGGCTGTAGCCGGCCACGACGGGCTGCCGCATCTCGTACCAGTGAGCCACGAGGAGCATGATCAGGCTCTTCACGGTCGCCGGCACGCTCGCGCCGCTGGCTCCGTAGCCCGCCGTCCATCGCACGGTGACGCTGTTCTCGTCACCTCGAACCGCCGGCCAGACGCCTTCGTAGAGCGGGTAGATGCGGCCGGGCGTGGCGTAGGCGTCCACCTGGAAAGCGTTCGCCGCGCTCGTGATCGTCCGATTCACGCCGCCCTCGTCGCGGTAGATGACCGTCACGGTCGCCGCCTGCATGGGAGGCCGTGGCAGAATGACCTCCCACAGGGGGAACGTGTCGTAGCGGGCCTCCCAGACTTGGGTGATGAGGCTCAAGTCCAGCACGTTCTCGACGTACTCGCGGGCCGCCGCGATCAGGCTCGTGATGTAGGCGTCCTCGTCGGTGCCGTCGACGCGGCACTGCACCTTCGCCTCGGCGAGCGTCACCGGCTCGACGGCCGGGGCCGTAAACCGCGTGAGGCTGCGATACGGCGTGATCGTGCTGTCTGGATGCTCCGGCGAGCCGTAGGTGATCGTGACGGTCATTTCACTCGCTTCCTTGCTTGCGTCTGAACCGTGGCCTTCTCTGTCCGCTCCTCGAGCGTGGCCGTCTCAGCGGCCTTTTCGTCAACCGACTCGATCATCCCGCGGGCGATGAAGATGCGGGCCATCCCGTCGCCCCAGTCGAAAACCTGTCCGACCCGATACCCGTTGAACGCCTTCGTTACGCGAATCTTCATTTTAAAACGCCCCAGGCTGTCTCTGGCGGCTTCTGGCCGCCGTTCCAATAGTCGGTCGTGTGCTGCTGAACCTTGCCGCCGTCGACCTCGCGGCTGGGCCAGGTGATCATCAGTTCGGCGTGGCCGACACTGATGTTCGTCGCGAGGCCCAACTTGTTGCCGGCCTTCGCGAACCCTCGCCAGAACGAGATGTCCTCGTCGACGTGCGAGCCATTCCAGTCGCCCTGCTCGTTCGGCGTGGCGACGAACCAGGGCTTCGCCATCTTCCTGATCGCCTCGGTCTTGATCAGCGTCAGGCCGAAGTGCGCCGTCTCGACGAGTTGCACGGGCTTGGAGAACCAGTCTCCGTCGACCGTCGTCTTCTCGTCGCTTGAGACGCCGGGGAGGGCGAACATCACGCACTGGCTTTCCCGCTTCGTCTGGAGCGGGGCGATGGCGTCGACGCCAGAGTGCATCATCAACGCCAGGAGTGCCTCGACGGTCTTGCTGGAGAAGACGGTGTCGTAGTCGATCGTGAGAATGGCGTCGTACTTGTCGATCACCGTCTCGATCGACCGCGTCAGGCACTGCCCGAAGAAGACCCCCGTGTGTTTGATGACGGGAATCTGATGGGGCGTCAGCGCCGAGTGGACGCAGAAGAAATTATCAGTGAAGCCGAGGCGGGGCGTGCTCATGACGGCACACACCCGCATCTCGGCTTCACAACTACCGACACGAACCAGCATCTATCGCTCCTTGTGTAGGAGCGGGCGCGCATCCTTGCGCCTTAGCCGGCCGTCATGGCCGTCCCGCTTGTTTCGGGACTAGCCACGCACCCAGGTCAGCACGCCAGCGTCGCTCGCGTTCGCGGGCGTTTCCGCAGCCCGCGACAGGCGGCCCGTGATCGCCACGGTGGCCGAAGCACCTGGGGTGTAGGACACCTTCAGGTAGCGCTTGCGGGCCTTCGTGTCGACGTCGAGCTTCACCACTGATGTCCCGGCGGTGCCGGCAGCAGAGATGGCCGGGACGGTGAACCCGCCCGTGCCGCCGGCCACGAGAGCCGTGACATCGGAGTAGTTTGTCGACACCGAGTCCGACTCTTCTACCTTGAGCACGTTCGCGAACGTCGTCGCGGCGTTGCTGGCACGCAGCACCGAGAGCGAGCAGTAGTCGTAGCCGATCGTGTCGACCGTCAGCGAGGCCGTAGCGGTCGCACCGACTGCCGCCGACGGGAGTTCCGCGACGACCTTGTCATTCTGGGCGTGAATCATCTTTGGGGTTGCTCCTAGTTAGGGTTGGTTTAGGCCGTCTTGAGGGCGACGACGGGGCCGACCTCGGTGGTGGTGCCGAGCGAGTGATGGTTCACGTCGAACCGCATCGTGCCCTGGAGGAGGAGCTGGTCGGTGGTGGCGTACACCTGATCGAACAGCCGCACCGAGAAGTCACGACGACGGGCGTAGATGCTGGAGAGGGCCATGTTGCCGAACAGCACCTTGATCTTGGCCGAGTCCGCACCGAGGGTGCTGTTCATCACATGCACCATCCGCACGGGGTAGCCGAGGAACGACTCGCCGGCGCCGGCACCGACGTTCTCGACCGTGTTGCCGCCAGCGGCATACTTGAGACGAGCGATGCTCGCCGCGTAGCCGGCGGGGCTCACATACCAGGCTGCGCCCTGGCGGGCGTAGATTGGCAGCTTGCCGATGACGTTGAGGAAGTCTTCGATGTCGAGCGTCTCGAAGGCGGTGTTGCCGGAGAGGGCCGTGACCACCGAGGCGGTGTGGGCCGCACCGTTGATCTTGTTGGTGATTCCGTTGATCCCGCCAAAATCCGAGGTGCCATCACCAAGCCAGCCGCACTGGTCAATTTTCAGCGCCAGCGAGGTGCTGAACTCAGTTGCAGCGGCATCCGCAAGCGACACTACGCCGGCCGTATCTTCGACCACTTCGGACGACATCCGGCAGCCCACGGCCAACTTCTTGGCTACGAGGCTGACGTTGCCGTAGGTCGGCTCCGATTCGGTGACGCTGGAGCCTTCGCCGACGAAGTAGGCCGTCGTGCCGGTGAGCCGCTTCGGGATCACCATCGTGTCACGCGACATCGTCACGTTCTCGGCGGCGCCGGGGAATGTGCCGTAGGTTTCGACAAGGCGGATCACGCGAGCGGCGAACTCCTCCGGGACGAGGCTTCCGCCGGCCGAGTTTGTCCCCTCGTTGAGAGCACGGGCCTCGACGCCGTTCTCGCGGCACCACCGGATGTCCGACTCACTCTTGAACACGGTGGCCTTGATCCAGCGACCGCAGCGGTAGGCGCTCTCGACGGCCTCGGGGCCGTCGTTGAACGCGCGGAGGGTCGTGTGATGCGGGTTGATCGCCCGAATCTCGACCTTCTTGGGCTGCTCGGCGACGGGGGCCGGGGCCGCGACTTCGGCGGGGGCGGCCTTCTCGACCACCGCACGCAGTTCGGCTTCCTTCTTGGCGAGGGTGCCCTCGAACTCCAGGTCAGACTTCACCGCGTCGGCTTCCGTCGACAGCTTGCGAAGTTCCGCGGTTTGCTCTTCCGAACGCTCGGCCACGTCGGCCAGTTCGGTCATCCGGGCGGCAATCGCCGCGGCACGGTCCTGAAGTCGCTTGAGGTTGCTCGCCATTTTTGGCCCTGCTCCTTGTTGAGCCGGCCAAACGCGAATGTGCGGCGGCCGGCGGGTGTATTGCCCGCAAGCACGCCGCGACAAGAATCCTCAAGTCGCTCGCACTGCTCCTCACGAAATCCTTCGTGAGGCTTATATCTTGTAATGTAGGCTGTGACTTACTTCGCGTGCAAATGAGTGGAGAGCATCACGCTCTTGAGCGCCGCGACCTGGCCGACGTAGTCGATGCTGCGGTCGCTCGCCTCCATCTGCTTCACCTTGCGTGCTGCGAAGTTCTTCGCAGGCGTGCCGCCCCACAAAAGCCACGCTACGAACCCCGGCTTCTCAGCGCCGGGCGTATCCCAGCCGGGAGACTTGCTCGCTGACTCATGCCGCGCGAACCACGCATTCATCTCGCGAACCCAGTCGGGGTTCATCTCTTCGCGGCGAGCGAGGCGGTTTGCGCGAGCGACCGTCTCCGGCTTCAGGCCGTCGCCGCTCTTGCCTTCTTCGTGCAGCTTCAGGCCACGCTTCGCCGCAGCGGCCATGCCGGCCGTGGGCTTCAGGCTGACGGCCCGCTCGTCGTCATCCTCGCTCGCCGAGACGTCGGCGTGCGCGGTCAGCTCCGACATTCTCTTGCCGACGAAGTAGTCGGTTTCCTCCCAGCCGCCGTCCTCCGACTCCCAGAGGCGAACGAGCACGGCTGGGTCGCCGGGCATTGCATCCAGAGGCTCCTCCGAATACTCGCCCAACTGGCCCTCTTCCATGACGTGCTCGATGCGGCCCACGCCGCCATCCCACGCCACGAAGTCGCCGGGGGCGTGCATCACGACTTCCGCTCGTTCTTCGGCCTGAACAGGCTCCGCAGTATCTTCGACCACCGCTCGCTGCTCATTGACCATCTCCAGGGCACGTTTACTGACGTAGGTTTCCGTGGCGAGGTAGGCCGGCGTATCCACGGGGCCGGCGTCTCCAAGGAACGAAAACTTCTTGATCCGGCGGATCATCCGGCCGCCGTCGTCGCGAGTCCACGTCTCGTCCTTGGGGCTGGAACGGAACGCGAAGCTTGATCCGCGAACATCGCCTCTTTCGATGAGTTCAACGACCGCGGCCGCCGATCGGGGCGGGTCGATCTCGTACCGCAGGCCGCGCTCATCGACCATCAACCGCATCGTGCCGCTGGATGTCCGGCCGATCACCTGCGTGTGGTTGTATTTGCCGAAGACGTCCGGGTTCGACTTCATCACGTCGTCGAACGCGCCGCGCTCCACGACCTCCACGAAGCCTCCCAAGTCCTGCGATTCGGACTCAAAGACGGCCGCATACCCGCGAATGACCGTGCGGCCATTCTCGTTTTCCTTGACCTCGAGCCCCGGCACCTCACCGATCAGGCGTCGTTCAAGTTCGCACGATCCGTCCATGACTTCGTAGCCTCCTCATACGGCTTGCCAGAGCGGTGGCACTCCAGCAGCAGGTTTCGCGATTCTTCCATCCACCCATGCACAAATGCGTCGATGTCTCGTCCCGTCGCCTGGGCGGCGTCCACGAGTTCCGTCTTCATCCGCTGCTCGTGGGCCTCGAACCAGGCAGTGATCTTGGCCGGCTTGCTGCGGCGCTCCACGATGCCGTCCGCTTCGATGGCCGCGAGGCGTCGGAGCGTCGTGCGGAAGAGAACTTCGGCTGCCGACCGCTCGCCACCAACGGCAGCATCGCCGGGGGCCGGGCCTTCGTTGCCGTCCGTGGCCGGTTCGTTGGCCGGAATCGGAGCCGTCTGTGGCTGGGTCGCTCCGTTCGGGTTGTTGACCGTGAAGGCGTCGAGCAGTTGCATATTGACCTGCACGAAACGCTTGTTGCCGACGCCGTCGGGGAGTGGGTTGTAGCCGATCTGGCCGCGAATCTCGTCGACCGAGAGGACGCCCATGTTGAACATCTCCCGCATGAACTGGCTGCGGGCCTGGTAGTCGCCAGCCATGAGCGCGGAGACGTCGAACTCGACGAAGTAGTTGCGGTCGTCCGTGATGAGGTCGCGGCGGCAGGCGAACTGCCAGCGACGGCAATGCGGGATCAGCGAGAACGTCGCGAAGTCGATGGCCCCTTGTTCCACCGTCGAATAGCGGACGTTGGTCAGATCGCCAAGCAGATGCAAAGGCACGCGGTAGGCTCGGCTGATCTCCTCGACGGCGTACCTTCGTGTGGCGATCAGCTCGGCGTGCTGGTTGTTGACCGGGTCGCTCTTCTTGTGAAATCCGTGCGGCATGACCACGGTTTTGAATGCCTTGTCGGGGCCGCGATGGGCCTCGTCCCACTGCTGTTTGAACCGCTGAAGCGCTTCGGGCTTGTGGGGCTGATCGGTTTCGATGTAGGTGCCGGCAGTCGCGCCGTGGCCGAAGAACGCCGAGGAATGCAGTTCCGTAGCCCTCGCGAGTGCGATGGCGTCCTTCGACAGGGTTGTCGGCACATACCCGGTCACGCCGTCGCTCGAGAGCCACCGCAGGTGGAAGACCTGATCCTGGCGATACAGCGTCGGCGTCGGCTTGCCTTCTTCGGTGTATTGATACTGGAGTTTGCCGTTCTCAAGGCGAACGACCTTCATGCGGCTGGCATGGAGCGGAATCAGTTGATCGACGGCCCCGCGGCGACCGGGCTTGATCAGGCAGTAGCCGTTGCCCCAGAGGAGCAACTGGCTCATCATCCACTCCCGCCACTCAAAACTCGTCATCCAGTCGTTCGGCTGGTAGGCGAGCACTTCTTGGAGTGGCTGGTCTTCGGCGATCTCCTTGCCGCCGCCGGGGAGTCGGCGGTAGAGGTTGAATGGCATCGACGCGATGCTCTCGGAGAGCACACGGACGCAGGCGAGCACCGCGCTGCATGAAAGGCTGCTCTCTGGGGAGATCGCAACGCCGGCAACCGTCTTCTGGTTGCCGATGATCTCCTCGAACACGCGGGAGAGGCTGTACCGCATCTCCATCAGGTCTTCGACGTCGGCGGTTTCGTCCACTAAAACACCACCAATTCAGGGTCAGTTTCGGGGCCGTGGAGTTCGCCGCTGGCGATGCCGAGGGCCATAATCAGGGCCACGGCGGCGTCGATGCGGTAGGTCGAGCTGGAGTGTTGCTTTGTAGGCTTTAGGTTCCCGGCGTCGTCGATCTTCACCTGCACGTTCGACATCTGCCAAGCCAAGCAGGGGTTCGCTGCGTGCCGCAGTTTTTGGCCCAAAATCAGCGTACTCAAAAATTTTGTAGGCGCTGACATTGACGCAAAACCTTGTCCAAAAGGCTTCACGTCGATGCCCTCAGACGCGAGCTGCGTCGTGAGGTGCGTCGCATTCCATCTGTCGATTGCTACAGCCCGAACCGCATTCTTCTCGCAAAACGAGAGAACGTAGTCGCGAACCACGTCGTAATCCGTAATATCGCCTTCTGTTAGTGTAACAAACCCTTCCTTCGCCCATTGCCGATACGGCACCCTGTCGGTCTTCGACGCCTTCTCCGCATTCTCTTCTGGGATGAAGACCTGGCAGTGGATGTCGAAGGTGCCGTCCTCGTCGGGCCACACCGCGACGAACGCCGTCGTGTCCGATGTGCTCGACAAGTCGAGGCCGCAGTAGGCGACGCGGCCGGCGGTAGGCCGCAGGGGGGCGTTGTTCGCTTCCCACGCGCCGTGTCGAAGCCACTTGGAATCCGATTGCATCCACTGGTTCAAGTGGAGCGTCCTGAAAACAACCTCCTCGGCCGGCGACTGCTTCGCCCGCAGGCTCATTTGGTGGAAGTAGTCCGGCTTCAGCGTCACGCCGTAGTTCGGGTTCGCCGCCTTCCAGGTTTCCTCGATGAACGGGTCGGCGTCTGGCGGCGCGGCGTAGATGCAAGGCAGGAACGTGTCGTCCTTGAGGACGCCGTCGCGAATCTTCTCGGCCCGCTGCCAGTCCTTGTAGCACGGCCCCTGCATATCCGTGCCCGCTGTCGTGATGTAGACGGTGAGCGGCTGGGATCGGGCACCCATACCAGTTTCCAAGACGTCGACCAGTTCGCGGTCGGGGAAGACGTGATATTCGTCGATCAGCACGCACGATGGATTGTAGCCGTGTTTCGTGCCGGCTTCGGAGCTGATGCAGAACATCGACGCATTGCGTTCCGGCACCACGATGCTGTTGCGGTAGACCTTGGCTCGTCGGGCCAACGAAGGGCAGGACTCGAGCAGATGCTTTGCCGCGGTGTGCAGGAGGCTCGCCTGGGAGCGGTCGCCGGCCGCGACGATCACCTCGGCCCCGATGTCGTCGCAGAAGGCCATGTAGAGGCCGAGGGCGGCGGCCAGTTGCGTCTTGCCGTTCTTGCGAGGCAGGGCCAGCAGCGAGGTGCGGTATTTCCGCAGGCCGTCCTCTCGTTTCGTGTTGAGAAGGCGGTCGAGATACTCGTCCTGCCACGGCTCCAAAAGAAACTGCTGCCCCGCGAAGTCGCCGCGGGAGTGCTTGAGGAGCGCGATGAAATCGCGGATGTCAACCACGCTTGGCGAGCAAGGCGTCCATCGGGTCGGTCACGACCTTCTCGGCGTGATAGCCGAGCCTGGTTCGATCGGCCGGCGTGAGGCCGAGCACGGTTTCCAGTTGCCGGAGTTGCTCGTGGGAGATGTTCGCCTGCATCATCCACTTGCTGGGGCGACTGAACCGCAGGCTTCCGTCCGGGGCGAGCACCTCGACATAACCGCTATCCGTATCCTTCAGCTTCTCTTCGGCAGTCTTCCAGCGATCCCAGATCGCGGCGTAGCGGCCGATGACCTCAGAGTCGCTTTCAGCCAGCGTGCCCATCTTCTGCGTGTAGAGGCAGACCTGGCTGAACATGGCCGCCGCGGCCGGCTTCAAGTAAGACGGCGGCTCCGGCAGCTTCTCCGGCGGCGTGCCGAGTTCCTCGCGGTAGTTCGCTTCCTCGGAACCTCGGAGCTTGAGGACGTGCTTCGGGAGTGGTGCGGGGCCGCGTGCCATGCCTGCTAGTCTAGGCTTGTAGTGTATTGGGGGACAAAGGAGTGCAGGGGCGTTGCCCCGCGCAGGCAGTTGCATTGCCAACAAGCCGCCTGGCAGTTGTCGAATACATGGCCCGGGCCGGCTTTTCCAAGCGACAGCGGGATGATGTGGTCGATGGTTGGGCACCGGGGATGCGGAGTTCTTGTGCCCATGATGAGTGTGTACGACATAAGCAGCCTGACGCCGCAAATCTTGCACCGCCATCGGTCGCGGCCCATGACCGCCTTCTTGCTAACGTTCGTATAGACAGCCCCGTACTTCTTGCATCGTTGCCTGAACGTGCAGTCGTGGCCGTGCTTCTTTCTGCGACGACGCCTGATCTCCCGCTTTTTTTCCGCACTGTTTGTCGGGCCGCACCGCTGACAGAATCGGAACGGCCTTCTGACTTCTGCCCCACACGCCGCGCACGGTCGGACGGAGACACACCGGGCACACACTCGCTCTGCTGCGTCCACCTTGAACACCGAGACGGCGCCGCATCGCTCGCACGGTTTCGTAGTGTGCGTTATCTTCCTTGTGGCTTCTGCGTGCCATGAGAGAAACCAGTTCGCCAGTTTTGAGGCAATCTCGAGCGGTCGCTGTGCAGCAGGCAGTTTCCTGCGGCGGGCCTCGAAAGCGCATTCGCGGGAGCAATACTTCTTCTGGCAAGACACCGCGCCTGACGGGTATCGCTTTCTGTTGAACTCAACGCCGCAGCAGAGGCACGAGTAACTGCGAGCGCGGGCTTTTCCGCGGCAAGTGGATGAGCAATACTTGCGGTTTTTGCCGCGAGCCGGGGCGGGCAGCCCTTCTCCGCAGACAGGGCAGGTTTTGACATCCTTGTCGCCGCAACGTCCGTTGTCGCAGGCCATTCATACAGCCTACACGACACGATTTTTCTCCAAATGGTCGGATCGACGGTTCGGCCAGCGTTTTACCTACACTGACCGACGATTCTGCTGGTG